CTTCTTCGTAGCTCATATTTTCCTCCATCTATCAGCCTCGCCCCGGCATAAGCCGGGGTCCGGTGATGGGTGTTAGAAGCCGCTGGTAATGAACGGAACGTCATCGTCCAGGTCGTCGGCAAAACCGCTACTGTTGGTCAGCGTTGGTGCCTTGCGGGCGTTGCCCCCGTTGCCGCGCGCTGGCGCAGGATTGTCCGAAATAGGCTTATCCTTCGCGCCTACCGCCTGCACGTAGTTGCCGCTGACCGGCTTGCCGTCGTCGCCTTCCAGTTCCCACATGCCGAGACGGATTGTCATCTGCTTGTTGGTCAGGGCAAGCGCCAGCTCATCGTCGGTTGGCTTGCCATCCTTACGCCCGAGCTTTCCGCCCGCATTGCGATCGATCGCCGCAAGCATCTGCACAGCCTTATCGCGCTTCTTGGCCGGGTCCTTAGCGCGGGGATCATCATCGGTCAGCCACAGCTTCTGGAATACCTTGCGGCCTTGATAGTCGACAGGCTTAAGAATGCTCCAGCGGATCGACAAATATTCGTTGTTGTTGCGATCCTCTGCCCACTTTGCGTCGTCAGGCGATGCAAGAACCGTCGTTCCCTCGGGGATCGGCTCAAGATTGCCGCCACCGCCGTCGAACTCCTTAGCTTCGCTCTGATTTGCAGATTCACCGTCGCTGAGTTTCCAGAAAGACATCAGTTCGCTCCTTCGATTGCATCAAGTGCCGCTTCCGCAGCGTCGTCGTCGTTGTCTTCGGGTTCCGGGGCAGGGGCTGCCTTCTTCGCCTTGGCGGGCTTCGGCGCGTCCTCCAGCACGAATGCCAGCGGGTTTACGCCCTTCTCGACGTCCAAATCCTCGGTGATCCCGTAGCGGTTCTTGCTGGCCATGGCTGGGGTAAGGTATGTCACCAACACGCGGTCGCCGCTGCTGATCGCCCGACCCGGCTTAGCACCGCGGTCGCCCTTGGCTTCGACAGCGCCCTTGACAGCGCGCGTCTGCTTGAGGAACCCGACGCAATCGACGCTATCGAGATACGGTGCCATCGACTTTTTGGGCAGGCGCAGGGAGTAGGTCGAGTACGGATCGCTGTCTGGCGGAGACACATCAACGATCTCGGCATGTGCCAAGAATATGATGTTCATGCCCTTCTGCTTGCGCAGCATCTCTGCTGCTCGGCGGGTGCGCATATGCATGGCCGATACCATGCTTGCGCCGTTGCCATAGCCGCCGTGGCTTTGGTTCAGGCCGCGGCTGTTAGGGTCTGCCGCCAGCACGTCCTGCGTGAACAGGATGTCGAGCCCGGTAGCAGTGTCGAACACCAGCGACTTGAACGCATGGTCTTCCCGCAGAAGCGCCTTCAAAGCGTCCCACAGGTCCTGGGCCGACTCGATTTCGAGCGTGTAGGGTGTCTGGTTGTCAGGGATGTCCTGCGGTGGCTTTTCGCCCTGCGTGCGCAGCATGATGACGCTGGGGAATGTACAGGCTAGGCTGGTCTTACCTGTCCCTTGTACGCCGACGATCGTGCCGAGAAAGGGTTCACGCACCGGCTTGGCTGCGCGGTCTAGGATACTCATTCTTCGTATGCTCCTTCTTGCTTCCGGGGTTGCTTATGGGTTCGTTTTGCCATACGGTCAAGTCACTAAATCACACGGAGATAAAGAATGCTCACTTTGGAACAGATCCGAGAGCGCCTGGCGGATCGTAGGCTTATGGTAGTGGCTGAAAAAACTGGCTTGCATTACAATACGGTTTTGGCCGTTCGTAAGGGTAAAAAAAGCGTTGAATACCAAGTGGTAAAAGCCCTCTCAGATTATTTTTCCGAGGTTCAAGCATAATGGCCTCTGTAGTTCAGATTCGGCCTAGCACGGGGCACATGATGTACCGTGATTTTATGGCGGCAGGATATCGTATTTTCCCGATCTATCGGTTCCGTACAAACGGCAAATGCGAGTGCGGACAGGACGATTGCGAAGCGGTTTCAAAACATCCTCGTGCAAGCAATTGGCAGCATACACCTGCTTGGGATGACGAGCAGATGGAAACCATGATGATGGGAGGCTACCTGGATACCGGGTACGGCGTCCTATGTCGTGGGTTGCTTGTTGTTGACGTAGATGCGCGGAACGGCGGTATTGCTAGCTACAAAAAACTCCTTGCAGATATACCCGAACTGGAGAACGCAGGACTAACGGTTGCCACAGGGTCTGGCGGCGGGTCGCAGCATCTGTATTTTAAAGCACCAGATGACGTGGCTATGGTTACGCACCTTGCGGATTATCCTGGCATTGATTTCAAGTCGTCGGGATATGTGGTTGGCCCGGGTTCTGCGCATAAATCGGGCGGCGTATATGTTGCTGACGGTTATCCCGATGATATCGGTGATGCGCCACAGGCTTTAATCGATCTGTTAAAGCGTCCAGAACGCCATCGGTCAGAATATAATGGCCACGCCGTGGATCTGGCGCACGCTGATATTGCCGACATGCTCGCGCATGTGCCCAACAATGATCTGCCGTATGAGGATTGGATTGCAATCGGCATGGCTATCCACCATGCAACGCAGGGCTCCGGGTTTGATCTATGGGATAGCTGGTCGGCAACGTCCGGGAAGCATGATTCCAAGCAGATGCAATACAAATGGGGTAGTTTTGGGCGCTCTGCCAATCCTGTTACCGTTGGTACGCTGATCCATCATGCCACCGAAAACGGCTGGGTTATGCCGGTAACATTTGTGCCAGATCAAAAATTTAATGAAGACCCCGAGCCGCAAAACGGGTTGCCATTCGATATTTCTGGTGTGGATTTAACTGCTCCACCCGGATTTGTCGGGGAGGTCGCGCAGTGGATCGAAAATCAGTCGTTCCGCCCACGAAAGCATTTGGCAGTTGCAGGCGCACTAGTCACGATTGGTAACATCGCAGGTCTTCGCTACATTGACGATTTGTCAAGCGTAACGTCGAACTTGTTTTGTTTTTGCGTAGCGGGCGCACGCACAGGCAAAGAAAGCATCCAGCAAGCCATGAGTGCTTTGCATCGTGCGGCGGGGCTTGCGGCTGCAATGCACGGTTCTATCAAGTCCGAACAGGAAATCATTCGCAACCTCACGCGCCATCAAGCCAGCTTCTACATTGTGGATGAGCTTGGCATCTTACTTAGCAAGATCCGCAACGCACAGCAAAAGGGTGGGGCGCTCTATCTGGATGGCGTGCTTGGTGTGCTGATGTCGGCATATTCCAAAGCCAACGGCTACATGTTGTTGACGGGTGACGCTAAGGAAGCGGTGCGCGCGGACTTGCTCAAGGAATTGTCGCAGTGGGCAAAGAAGCAAGACAACGCTGCAACCCAAGGCGGTGAAAAGCGCATTGCTTCGATCGAGAACGCGCTAAACACCCTTGATCGCGGCCTGCAAAACCCGTTTCTATCGTTGATCGGCTTCACTACGCCAGTCACGTTTGACGGGCTAGTGGATTATGAGAATGCCACCAACGGGTTTATCGGACGTGCGCTGATTTTTAATGAGCGGGAAACGGTGCCAATCGCAAAGCGCGGGTTCAAGCCCGAGCCGATGCCCGATTCTATGAAACTCTATATGGCCGCGCTGTTTAACGATGGCGAGTACGACAGCCAGGCCCTCATGCGCGTCGAAAGCCTGGAGGATAAGATCGTCGTTCCTACCACTGCGAAAGCTGCCGAGATGCTCGACAAGGTATCTCTGTGGATGGAAGGCATGGCAGAGGCGCAGAAGGCTACCACGGCGCTGGAAGCCTTGTATCTAGGCGCATATGAACTTGTGTCGAAAGTGTCACTTATCTTGGCCATTCCTGACCGCCTGCGAGGCGAAGAACATGTCCGATGGGCGTTCGCGCTGGTGCGACGGGATATCGAAGAAAAGGCTCGCATGGTCGTTGGCAATGACAGTGTGAAGCACGCGCCTAAGTCAGCCCTGCAAGCCAAGATCCTTAACCTGACCGCGGATGAGGGCGAGAAGGAAGGGGTTATTCTCAATCGTCTTACCCGCACTTTCAAGAAGGATGATGTGCTTTCAGCACTTGAAACCATGGTCAAAAACAAAATTCTGGTGCTGGAGGAGAAGCAGCACAAAATCAATAAGAGCGTTTCAAGGGCTTACAGGCATCCTTAGAATACGCAACGATATCAGGCTAAATATCGTAAAAAATCCTTATATTTCAATAGGATACTTACAATAGTAGAATACCCGTACAGAGACACAGATATACCCTTTTATAATATCAAAGATATTAGAGTACCTAGAGGCCCTGTTTCCGGTAAAAAAGAAATACAGTCTCTGTATATTCTACTATCTGAGTATTCTAAAGCATTATCAGTCACTTAGGTGCGTATCGCAACGGATATCGTACGATATCCTTAAACCGCGGAAAGGAAGAGAATGAACGTTTTGGAATTAACCAGCTTTGAGAGCGGGCAAGCCGTCTATGTGAACCCCTCGCAGATGATGCATTGGAAGGAGATCAAGCATGGGGCTTTGATCGTGTTTTCAGATGGGAGTATCATCAAAGTTTCCGACACGGCAAAAGAGATTTCTGAATGCATATGGGAAGCCCGGTGATCTGCACGCCACCTTGTGACACACCGCCAAATTTGATAGGGTAAGGGCATGGCTTCGGAATTTAATAACATTGAGAAAACTTCTCGCGTCGGGGATGGCACGCCTGGCCCTGGCCGTCCGAAGGGCGCTGAGAACAAGACCACGAAGCTCGCCAAGATTGCCATTGCGGAAGCTGCGGATAAGCTTGGCGGCACAGAGAGGCTGGTCGCGTGGTGTCAGGAAGATCC